CGGAGGAGAGGGACAGATGTAAACATGAACGCGCACACGAGGGGGGTGTGGTCATTTGGGAAAATTTATACAAATTTACGACGAGAAAAAACGAGAAAGCGTTAGAAAACGCGAGCGAACAAGACTTAGAAAAATATTGGGCGCAGATAATGATATCGTCACATCGTTAATAGATCGAGCAGCTTTTTTGCATGCAGAATTGATAGAATGTGAGGAGATAATTAAGCGAGATGGCATCATCGAGACATATAAAAATGGCGAAAATCAGTATGGAAATAAAAAGGCAGCAGCGGTAGACGTCTACAACAATTTGATAAAATCTTACAACACAGTTATAAAGACTTTAGCAGAAAGCAGAGGGGAGACAAGCGCTGAGCAAGACGAACTTCTTGCTTTCATGGCAGCGAGGCGATGAGTTATATAATCGAGTATGCAGATGCTATATTTTCAGGAAAAATATTGGCGAATGATTTTATCAAAAGACAGTATGAGATTTTGGCAAATCGAGCAGTTCAACCTGATAGGTTTCATCTTGACTTAGATATTGCGAATAGACACATTGATTTCATGGAGATGTTTTGCAGGCAGTCACAGGGAGACAAAGGAGCGTCGTTAAAGCTTGAGTTATTTCAAAAAGCAAAATTCGAAGCAGCATATGGCATGGTCGATGATGACAATTTAAGGCAATACAGAGAGGTAAACTGCTTTGAAGGACGTAAAAACGGTAAGACCACAGAAGCTGCAGCGATTGCACTTGATGCACTAATAAACGATGACGAAGGAGCTCCGGAGGTATACTTTATAGCGACAAAGCTAGACCAAGCGAAGAAGGGGTACACAGAATCAAGGAATATGGTGCAGCAATCACCTGCACTTCGTAAGCATATAAAACCGAGAGGATTTGATTTATACTGCAGAGGGAATTTTGGCATAATAAAACCTCTTGCGACTGATATAAAAAAGCTCGACTCATACAACGCATCATGCGTTATTGTTGACGAGCTGGGAGCACTAACAAGCAGACGTCCATATGATGACATGAAGCAGTCTCAGTCAAGCATGGCGAGGAAACAGCCAATGCTGTGGGCAATCTCGACAAACAACTTCGTAAGACAAGGAATATTTGATGCACAAGTTGAATATGGCAAAAAGATATTAAGAGGCGATGCAAAAGACGATCGCTTTTTATTTTTATATTACGCGCTGGAAAACGAAAGCCAGTGGACTAATCCGAAGTATTGGATTATGGCAAACCCTGGATTGGGAACGATAAAGAGCAAGGAATTTTTAGAGGACTCGGTGAATAAAGCGAAAAATGATCCTGGCTATAAAGCAACTGTTTTAACCAAAGATTTTAACATTGCGCAGGAGAGCAATCAGTCGGCATGGCTAACACCGAAACTTGCACAAAATGAAGAGGTTGCAGATATAAAATATCTTGAAAATTCGTATGCTATTGGTGGATGCGATTTATCAGCAACAACAGACCTTACGTGTGCAAGTCTTATTGTCTGCAAAAAAGATGATCCTAAAAAGTATCTATTGCAGCAATATTTCTTGCCGCAACAGAGACTTGATTATGTCATGAGCCAAGAAGAACCTGAAGCTCCATATGCACTTTGGGCGGAACAAGGCTGGCTCACAGTATCTCCAGGAACGCAGGTTGATTATTCGCAAGTCAGCCTATGGTTTTACAAAATGGTTAAAGAGCATAACATAAGGCCACTTTGGATTGGATATGATAGAGCACTGGCCGGCTATTGGGCAGACGAAATGATTAACAATTACGGATTTGAGCTAGAAAAGATTGCGCAAGGGGCGTACACGTGGACATATCCGATGAAGCAGCTCAGGGCCGAATTTGAGGCACAAAACATAGTGTATCAGAATAATCCTATGTTTTTACACTGCCTGTTAAACACGGGTGTCAAAACGCGTAATAGCGACAATATAGAGTCTATCATGCCTGTTAAACTGCAAAACAATAGGCGAATAGACGGAACAGTGTCAGCATTGAATGCGTACACATGTCTAAAAAATCATGAAGAGGAATTTATGCGCTATGTCGCAAGAAAGGGGTAAAATGAACTTCTTTAGTAACTTTTTTGGAAAGGCAAAAAAGAAAATATCGCAACTGCGAGAATTTATCGAGATAGGAGGCTACAGAGCGATATTTTCAAGGTTTGGGAATAACCAATGGGAATCGGAACTTATAAGATCGTGCATAAGACCGATAGCTTATCACACATCAAAGGCAGAGGCAAATTCCTCTGATAAGCGTTTAGAGAGAATACTAAGAGATCGTCCGAACCTATACATGAATGGCGTAGCTTTTCTCTCTAAAATTCGAACGATGCTGGAGCTCAAGAATACGGCTTTTATAATCATCATTCGCGACGATAGAAATAAGGTTATTGGATTTTATCCAATGCCTTACACATCATTTGAAGGAGTATTAAGTCCGACGAATAACCTGTATATCAAGTTCGAAACTCAATCAGGCAGGAACTTTACTTTTCACTGGGATGACATTGCGGTTCTGCGAAAGGATTACAATGAAAATGACATCTCAGGAGATAGTAACTCGCCAATTTTAAACACTCTTGAAATGCTTAACACCTCAAATGAGGGACTCTCGAATATGATAAAGAGTACGGCAAATTTGAGAGGTATTTTAAAGACAACAAAATCTATGCTAGATCCTGGAGATTTAAGGCAAGTCAAAGAAGATTTTGTAAAGGACTATCTAAACATTTCAAACGAGGGTGGCGTTGCGGCAATCGACAACTCATACGAATATCAGGAGCTAAAGGCAAGCCCGCAGGTAAGCAACTATGCAAACATAAAGGAATTTCGAGAAAATATCATGAGATATTACGGAGTCAACGATAGCATCTTGATGGCGAAGCAGACTCCGGAGGAAATGCAGGCGTTCTACGAGTCACGTATTGAACCTTTTCTAATGGAATTATCCATAGAGCTTACAAGCAAGGTTTTTACCGAACGAGAAAAAGGATTTGACAACTATATTGTGTTCTCGGCCAACACAATCCAGTTTATGTCTACCACCGAAAAGCTTAATTTGTGGAACATGGTAGATAGAGGAGCAATGACTCCAAACGAATGGAGAAGGACGCTGAACTTGCCACCATTACAAGGTGGAGATGAACCTATAAGGAGACTGGATACAGCCCCAGTCGGAACTCAAACCGTAGAAAATGAAGAGAGTGAAGAGGAGGAAAATTAAATGGCAGAACTTGACAATATTAAACGTCTTATTGAAGACAAGCATGTGCAGTTTAGAGATTTTAACATCGGAAAGGTTGAAACAAGAGAGGCTGCTGAGGAAGGACAGGAGCGCATGACAATCACAGGAAGACCTGTTGTTTTTGATAGCGAAACATTGATTTGCAAGTATAGAAATCAGGAAATTTGGGAAACTATAGATGCAAAAGCTCTTGATAACGCTGACATGTCCGATGTTATCTTCAACATGAATCATTGCGGAAGAGTCTTTGCAAGGACGAGAAATGATAGCTTAAAGCTATCTAAAGATGATAAAGGGCTCAACATGGAAACCGAACTATGGGAAGATGATGAAGGTCATAAGAGCTTGTACAGAGACATCAAGCGAGGGATTCTCGATAAGATGTCATTTGCATTTACAGTCAGAAAGTCAGAGTATGTGATCACGGAAGATGAAGAAACGGGAACAGAAAAGGTTCTGCGAAAAATCTTAGAAATTGACAAACTGTACGATGTATCAGTTGTTGATATTCCGGCATACGATGCTACTGAAATATCAGCGAGAAATGCGTTTGCAGCGGAAAGCGAATTACGCAAAGCGGAAAGCATCAAGGCGGCAAGCCTAGCTCGCGAAAAATATAACTATGAAAGAATCAAAATGGAGGAAAAGTAATGAATCTAAAGGAATTGAGAGCAAGACTAGAAGAAATTGATACACTTGTAGCAAAGAGTGAGAGCGCTGACGAGGTGAGAGGCCTCATTGATGAGATGAAAGAGCTGAAACAGAGGGAAAAAGAACTCGTGCAGCTTGAGCAGAGAACTAAAGAAGCTAAGATGATTAATGGCGGTGTGAGCGGAGCAACAATCGTAGAGAGAAGCGCATCAACTGAGGACGAGTCAGAGGGCGCGGACAGTGAGGTGTATCGCAGAGCATGGCTGAAAACCATTGCCGTTGATCAGAGAGGAAACCATCTATTTGGAAAGCTAACTGAAGAGGAGACACGTGCGTTTACATTCACAACGGCAAACACTGGTGCGGTTGTACCTGTAACGGTTGTAAATAAGATAACAAGCCTTGTTCGCAACGACTCACCAATCCTTGATGATGCTACACTATCTGGAATCGAGGAAGGTTTTGCACTCGTAAGACATACAGAAATTAAAGCTGGAGATGCAACTGGTGTTGCCGAAGGTACAGCGAACGAAGATGAAGAGGATGCATTTATCCAGATTCAACTAACTGGAGTAGATGTTAAAAAGCATGTCACAATCACGAGAAAGATGAAGTTCCAGGGCATAGATGCGTTCGAGGACTGGCTAGTAAAGCACCTTGCAGACAGAATTAGAGTTGCGAAGGAAAAGGTGCTAATCGCAAGGCTTGACAATGAAGCACCTTCAGGAGCTACAAAAGTAGATAACTCGGGCATAGCGGCTGGAAATATACTAACAGAGAAGACATACTCTGATGAGTCAATCAGAGCAATCATGAGCCTTATCGATGCAGATGGAGAGGTTGTCGTATATGCAAACTCAAAGACTATATGGACAGGTCTTGCAGGGATAAAGGATGGAGACGGCACAAAGGCATTCATCCCAAACCCTATGGCAGATCCTATAGTACAGGGTAGAATCTACGGCGCAACAGTAAAAAAAGACAGCAATCTTGCGGACAACGTAGCATACTTCGGAGTCAAGGGTGCACTGCTTGCCAATACACACGCACCTCTTGAAATATTCCAGTCGCTCGAAGCAAAGACTGCAAACACAATCATCACAGGTGATGAAATCTTTGATGGTGGTCTTGAGAATCCAAAAGCGTTTGTCAAGGTTACATTCAAGCCGGGGGAATAGCTCCCCCTGCCGCCTTGGCGGGTAGTGCGCACAAGTACACACACCAGGAACTTAACGCACTGACTATCGAGCAGATCAAAAAGATAGCAGGGGAGAGGCATTACGGCATCCTAGCGACACTAAAATCGGAGATAATAAGTCAATTTTTGGCGCAGCAAGGAGTATAATCAATGGTTAGCAGAACAGAATCTGTCAAGAATAGTCTTAGAATAAGGCATGACAAATTAGATGCAGAAATTGAATCAACAATCACGGCAGCAGAAATGGACTTAATAAGAATGGGTGTGGCAAAAGATGTTGTAAATGATAAGGATAATGCGCTGGTAAATAGGGCAATTTGCATTTATTGCCTTTGGCAAATGACAGAAGATGAACGGCTCATTGACAAGTATCATAGAGCTTACGAAATCCACGCAGATGGATTGAGGAAAAATAAGAGGGCAAATAATGTATAACGAAATAGCAGAGTTGGGAAGAGAAACGCTGACGCAAGATGAATATTTAAACGAAGTACCAGGATATGAGTGGACGGAAGTGTTTTGTAAAAGAGCATCAATCGGACAGCAAGAGTTTTACAACTCGGCAGTTGTATCATTAAAACCTGAATTTAAGCTTATTTTAGCCGACTACTATGATTACGACAATCAAAAGGTAATCAGATACGATGGCAAGCTGTATGATGTAATCAGGACGTTTATTGCAAAAAACACCATAGAGCTAACCGTGAAGGAAAGGTTCGAAAGAAATGCGTGATTCTATTGAAGTTCAAATGAGTAAAATCCTAGATGATTATTCTAGCGAGCTCGACAGGAAAACTGATGAAGCAATCCAAAGAGTGGCTCGGCAAACAGTTAATGTGCTAAAGCAAACAAGCCCGAGAAAGAAAGGTGGTTATGCTAAGAGCTGGACGCTAAAACGTAGTTCACAAGGTCGTGCCATAGTATACAACAAAAAAGGAAGTTTGACTCATTTGTTGGAGCGAGGACACATTTCAAAAAACCAATATGGATCATATGGACGCGTCGCAGCAAGGCCTCACATCAAACCGGCAGAGAGTACAGCAAAGCAAATGTTGCTTGATGAATTGGAGAAGCTATGACATTTCAAAATCTACTAAAAAGAGCTGGAATACCGGTGGCATATGGAGTGTTTAAAAACGCTCCAAAGCCACCGTTTATTGTGTATTTAGGAGCAGGGCAAAAGTCTTTAAGTGCTGATGATACAAAATACCACAAAGCCAACAAGTACAGGGTAGAATATTATTTCAAGACTAAAAACGAAGAAAAGGAAGAAACCATCGAAAAGCTTTTGCTTGACGGTGGTTTTTTGTACGAGAAATCTGAAGATGTCTACATAGAGTCTGAGGATTTGTATGTAATCTACTACGAAGTTTAGATTAGAAAGGAACGAAAAATGAATAAAAATAAAGTTGAATTTGGTACATCAAATTTTCACATCGGAATATATGAGCTTGACGAACACGGAGCCGCAAAGCTAGGGCCATCAATGGCAGTTCCAGGAATGAGAGCTCTAAGCCTAGACGCAGACTCAGAGGAATCAAAATTCTTTGCCGATGACGTCGTATACTATAGCGACTTTAACGATAACGGCATGACGGGAGAGCTTAACATGGCGCTATTTCCTGATGCGTTCAAAACAGCATTTCTCAACTTCAAGGAAATGGCTGATGGAGGGATTGCTCAAATCAAGGGAGGAGTTTCAAAAAAGGTTTATTTCGCGTTTGAAGGGAAGGGCGACAAGAATAGAAGGAGACATATCTTCTTCAATGCCTCACTAGGAGCAATTAAAAGAGAACATAAGACAATCGAGGAAGGCAAAGAGGTTGAAGAGGAGACACTTCCGATTACAGTTACAGGCGACAACAAAACAGGTGTTATCAAGATTTCATATGCAGAGGGTGACACTGGTTACGAAACAGTATTCAGCGCACCAACCATTCCGGCTGTTAAAAACGAGTAGGGGGATATATGGCAATCAAAACTATAAAAATCGATAAGGATAATTCCATTAAAATCGATAGTTCAATTAACTGGTTGCTGATTTATAGAGGGCAGTTCGGGAGAGATATTCTCCCGGACATTCTGCCGCTAATTTCAGCAGGCGTAGATATAGCAATCAATATGCTCGGAGAGAGTGAGGGCGAGACGGTTCAAGAAAAAATTGCAAATATGGATTCCGATAAAGTGGAATCAGCAATGCTTTCACTAGCAGGGTTAGAGTTAACTACATTTTTGCAGATTGTTTGGGCCATGAACGCAAATGCATGCAAGAAAAACGGAGAGGAGATAGTTCCGTTCGAAAATTGGGTGGAACAACAGGAAGAATTTCCTATTGACCTTATAGCTCCAGCAGTGGCAGGAATGTTAACTAAATCGATGGTAAGCTCAAAAAACTTAAAGCGCCTTCAGGACCTAGTCAAAATGGCGAAAGCAGAAAAAGCAACAAAATCAGCACAGACGGAATCTTAATTGGTGCGATTTCAAGAGGGCTAAGTTATGAAGGCATAACTGAAATGGAAATAGGGCAAGTCGTTGATTACTGCATCGAATATAACGAGTTTGAAAAGATAAATGATAAAACAGAAAGCGCAAATACTACAGTGCGTCAAGCAACGCAGGCGGATTGGGATGCGCTAGGGAGGTAATTGATGGCTGGAGACATAAAGGGCATAACAATTGAGTTTAGGGGAGAAACGACTAAGCTGAGCAAGGCTCTGAATAAAATCAAGGACGAAACAAAAGGTGTAGACGGCTCTTTAAAGGCTGTCAACAAGGCTTTAAAGTTCAATCCTGGCAATATAGAGCTGCTCGGCCAAAAGCAGATTGAACTGAAGAGAAAAATTGAGCAGACGAAAGAAAAACTTGAGGCGTTTAAGGAAGCGCAAAGAAGCCTAGACGCATCTGGCGTTGATAAAACATCAAGCGAATATATGGAGGTTCGCAGGAATATAATACAGGCAGAATCACAAGCAAAGTATTTTAATGCGGAGCTCAAAAAGACTGAAGCAGCAATATCACCACTCGGTAAACTTGGCTCACAGTTCCAGGACGTAGGCGGAAAGATTACAGCTGCTGGTCATGCACTAGCACCATTATCCAAGCTAGGAGCAGCAGTTGCAGGAGGACTTGGAGCATTAGCAGTAAAAGCTGGAAGAGCAGCTGATGACTTAAATACGCTGTCAAAAACATCGGGCATAAATACCCAACAACTACAGCTATATGCAGCAAGCGCAGATCTTGTAGATGTATCAGTTGAAGACATGGCCAAATCGCAGACTAAACTCAAGAAGAATATGCTATCAGCATCGCAGGGAACAGGGGATGCTGCAAGAGCTTTTGACATGCTAGGGGTTAATGTCAAAGGTGCAGATGGACACTTGCGAAATCAAGATGAAGTATTTCAAGAAGTCATCCAAAAACTTGGAACCATGTCAAACGAAACGGAACGAGATGCACTAGCGATGCAAATCTTTGGGAAAAGTGCAACTGCATTAAATCCGATGATTGAGGACATGGGCAAGACCTATAAGCTTGTGACAGACACGATGAAAAAGAACAAAATAAAGTTTGTTGATCAAGAAACTTTAGATCAAGCAAATGCTTTTAATGATCAAATCGATATAATGAAGTTTATTGCAACAACTGCTTTTCAGCAAATTGGTTCTAAGCTTGCAGCGTATTTAGTTCCTGCGATCACAAAAGTCCAAGAGGTATTCAGTCATTTCATGGGAATAATTTCAAATTTGAGTGGCAGAACGCTCGCGATAATAACTGGAATCGGTGGTGGATTTGCAGTCATAGCACCGACACTACTTATTGTTGGAGGTCTTGTAACAAAAATGGGCTTAGCTTTTAGTGGATTATCTAAAATTATGCCTGGTTTAGGAGCAGGACTAAAGGGCGTTTTTGGTTTCTTAAAAGCAAATCCGATAATACTAATCATCTCTGCAATCGCAGCTCTTGCATTAATACTATCCAAGACAGGATTAAGTGTAGAAGAGTTGAGCGGCAAGATTAATGGATTTATAACTAGTGTAGTTGGCAAGTTGCCAGGCATAGTCAATGGAATTGTGGCGCTACTCCCACGAGTATTAGATGCCATTTTAAAAATGCTGCCGGTGATCATTGATGCTGCAGTGACACTATTTACGGCAATAGTAAATGCATTACCGCAAATAATACCACAGCTAATTCAGGGATTCGTGACACTAATAAATGGTTTAGTAAGCGCAATGCCAACTTTAATACCAATACTAGTTAATGGTGCTGTAACATTATTTCAAGCGATAGTAAATGCATTACCACAAATAATACCATTAGTGATACAAGGATTCACATCGCTTGTGACAACGCTCATAAATGCGATGCCTACATTAATACCTATATTAATACAGGGAGCTATAACGCTATTTATTGAAATTGTGAAAGCAATCCCAGTTGTTGCAAAAGCGCTCATAGCAGCATTGCCACTGATTATTGACGCTTTCAAAACAGGGCTGGCGAATTTACTTCCAGCGATTTGGACCGGGATAAAAAATACGATGGTATCAATATTTGGATCGATTGTTAACGCGGCAAGAGATAAGCTAAATGCAATCAAAGATACATTCGTAAATATTTGGAACTCCATAAAGCAGACAACTGCGAACGTATGGGAAGGCATAAAAAATGCAATAATGACTCCTATAAACGGAGCGGCAAATCTAGTAAAGGCAGCAATTGATAAAATCAAAGGATTGTTCAATTTTAGCTTTAAGTGGCCACATCTACCTTTACCACATTTTAGTATCAGTGGCTCAATCAATCCACTGAGCAAATCGTTTCCACCTAAAATAGGTGTAAGCTGGTATAAAGAAGGTGGAATCTTTGATAAGCCTAGCCTTATAGGTGTCGGAGAAGCAGGTAGAGAGGCAGTATTACCAACCCACAAACTAGACAAGTTTTTGGACGATGCTGTCAAAAGAGTTAATCCAACGCAGTCTAACGGAAGTGTCACAATCAATATTGCAAACATGACAGTTAGAGATGATACAGATATCCGTAAAATCGCGGATGAAATAGAACGCAGGCTTGCTCTTGAGTCAAATAGACGCAAGCTTGCTGGAGGCTTGATATGATAAACAATGAAGTTATTATAAACGGCACACAGTTGCACAAGTTCGGCACAATCGAATCGATAGAGTATAGCAAGCTGTCAAACGATATCCTTTACCGCGAAATTGCAAATAGGCAGCCTCGCGTTCAGGGGAGAAAAAGACAGTTAAAGGAAGTAACTCTGAAGATAAGGATTCATGATAAATTGTCGAGGGCGGAAACAAAAAAGCAAATAGATGAAATTGTAGGGCTATCATTTTCTGATAGCCCTATTTCGCTTATAGAAAATGGCAAGTATTGTAGAGCAATTCTTGCAGAGGCAGAAGACGAATACGTGTTTAAAAACGGGCTGCTATCATTGACGTTTGTTAACCTTGATGGGCTGTGGTACGGCGAAGAGAAGAACGGCAAGCTGACGATAGACAATCAAGGAATTATCAGCACAGATTTTGCAAGCATCTCTATCGTGCCAAGCGCCTTAAATGTGACGCTTAAGGACGGTAAAGGTCATGCACTTAAGATGAATGCGCTAAATACCACAAGTGCAATCATCATAGACCTTGAAAATAAGACTGCTACACAGAATGGAAAGCATGTTGAACTAAGTACGGATTCCAGGTTCTTTAGCTTCGAAAGAGGGAAAACGGTAATGCTCGTAACTAATGGTGCGACAAACACGATATATCGCGAGGTGATAGCACTATGATTTTTGTTTACGATAGAAACGAAAAACAAATCAATGCAATAGATGAAATCTATGAGCTGACAAAAGAAATCGGAAAGTTAAAAACCTTAGAGTTTGACAGTGAACTCGATTTCGAAAAAGGATATAGAATTATCGTAAACGATAATGAAAAGCCTTTGGAATTCATCATAATCGACACTGAATACAGTCGCGGAGACATCAAGGAATATCGCTACTATTGCCAAGAATCACTAAAGGAGATTGAAGGAGTACCCATCATTGACAAAAGACCGCAAGGTAATGTAAAGGCAGCAATAGAATCTTTGCTTGCTGATACACGATGGACACTTAAAATTCTTCCAACATACGATTTGAGTTACACGCAAACAAACAGCTTTTATCATATTTCTGCATTCGAAGCTCTAAGTAAAGTAGTACAAGATTATAACGTGGAGTGGCATGCAGAATACGAAATGTCAGGAGCTGATATAACAAGAAGGATTCTTGTTATAGGAGAGCAAGGAGTTAGGTCAAATAGCAGACTTGAATTTGGGAAAAATATAACTAAATTTACAAGGCGAATATCTTCAGATTCAATAATCACCGCGCTATACGGATTTGGAAAAGGTGAAGAGCAAGAAGATGGCGGATATGGAAGGCGTATAGATTTTGCAGAAATAAACAACGGAAAATCATATGTCGAAAATCTTGAAGCTAAAGAAAAATATGGGACAGGAAAAGAAAACGAAAAGAAGCACGTTTTCGGTTTCTTTGTTGATGAAGAGGAGACCGATAAAGCCAAATTACTGGAAACGACAAAAAAAGAACTCGTAATGTTAAGTCAACCGAAAGCAGAGTACACAGTTGAGGCTGTCAATTTAAATATTGATTGCTCGTTCGGAGACAGAGTTCAGGTGATAGACGATGAAATAGGATTTGCTGCAGAGGTACGCATCGTAAAAGAAGTCGTACAGGACGAATCCAAAACATTTACATTTGGAACGGTGACAAAAAGCTTTGGTGAGTCTATCAGAAATGAATTTAAGAAAACGCAAGAAACAATCAACAACCGAATCACATCCGTCAGAGAAGAGGTTCTTTCGAAAATCACTAAACAATATTTTGGCGAAGATGGGTATAACTACGACTTAAAAGCCGGCAACGAATATGGATTGCCTGCAGGGCTATATTCTTTTGACAGACAAATAAATCAAAATCCGTCAAAGGTTATTTATATTGGCGCTGGCAAGATGCTTATTTCTAACGAAAAAAAGCAAAACGGCGA